TAAGATTAAATTTTGAAAATTTTAAAGTAATAGGAAAAGCGATTTTAATTAAAGATTAACCCAACAATTAACACATAAAAATAAGGTATGAGAAAAATATTAAAAGCATTAACAGAAAAAGCCTATTAATCCTTAATAATAACAGCCGTTCCAACTAAAGCAGCACCGATAGCAGCACCGTGTTTAAATCCTTTCCAATATCCTTTTCTTTTAACCCTCGGCAAAGTATCAATTAAAACTACTATTCTACTGCTATCAATTACAATGCGAGATTGCTTTAATCTCACTTTGTTGTATAATGTGGCTATTGTTATACTATCGTTTATTTTGGATCGGTTGTTATTTGCAATGATACTATCGTTTAAATCGTTCAATTCTCCAAAGCTATTGTATAGCGTTATTAAAGAGTTTTGACATGATGTATCTGCAATCATTAATGAGTCAAATTTAGTCTTATAGCGTATAACATAAATAGGTTTACGCATAACTAAGGAATCAATAATGTGCTTTAAATACTTATTGTGTTTGGCAGTAAGTTCTAAAGTGTTATTATCAATGGCTTCATATTTGTAAATGGAATCGTGGTTGTTAGCTGTAACTTTTGGCTTATGTTCACATCCGTTACAATTATACATTAGTATTAAAGTTCCCAATATGGTAACTAAATACCATTTGATTGAATCCCAAATTGATTTAATTACTTCCATTATTTCTCTTTTAATTGACTCATATAACCACCGATTGCTGGCATAGTAATTACAAATAATTTCATAATATCGTTAGGATTTTTGAAGTTAAAAGTGTTAAAATCAATCACTACTATTGCAGTTGCAACGGATGTTAATAAACCTACTATTGTAGCTATTAAACTGTTTTTTTTCTTTTGTGTCATTCCTTATTTAAGTTTAGATGGGTTAAAGTTAATTAGTGAGTTTTTTATTTCACTATTGTTATGTAAATTCTTTGTCCTTTAATTTTAGCTTCTGCAATTTTAACGTATAGTTTATTAGTCGCTGCTGTACTTTCCGTAATTCTATTGCTAGCTTTTTTAGTTCCGCAAAGCAAACAGCCCAAAGAATCAATTTCGGAATTGCCTTTATGAATCCTAATGCCCTCATAACCTTTGACATTCTTTAGTATAGGCATCATAGTTTTAAAACGTGCCGACATAGTCCAGTCAATCTCATATCTACCATAAGGAATAGCAGTTTTACCGTATATCTTAGTTCCTACTATTTCAGCTATTGACATGGTATCAATTAAACCCCTATCTTTATCTTCTAAAATATAGCATTCAAATTTACCATCTATTGATAAACTTCCTATTGTGCTTATTTCTGTGAATGTATCACGTTTTAATATTAGTTCCATAGTTTTAAATAAGTAGTTTATACGCCTTTGTGTCACTATCTTTCGTGTTCTAATTGTCTAACTCTAGTGTCGATACCCTTTACATCTTCTTTTAAATTAGTATGGTCATTAACCAATACCTTAAAATCTCGTTCCATGTTGTTTAAAGATGCTGCCATGTCATCCATTTTATTAACACCTTTATTTAATACCCATATAATAGATCCAAAGAATGTGCTTAATAGTATTCCTGCTATCCATAAGACAAATATTGTTTCGTTGTTTGTTAGTATCATAAAGTTGTTTCGTTTGCTGTTAGTTGCATATTAAAAGCCGTTAAAATTTCATCAACCGATTTATATAAAACGCCATTTACCTCCGTATCTTTATAAGAAAAGAATCTTTCTGTATCTTCACAAATAATACATATTAACTCATCATCACTTTTAGTAACCGATTTAATAGTAGAATTTTGACCTCTGAAAGTTAATTCACTTTCTTTTACCTCTATTTGATTTATTTTTTCCATAGTTTATTTCTTGATATTACTGATGTATCTAAAGCAGATGAATTTTGAATAGACCATAAAATATAAATAGGTTGTGTCCAGTCTATATTTAATTGGGTAACTGTTGTATTACTAGTTGCAATAAAATCGCCTGCACTTGATGTTGTTGGAGCAAATAATAACTCAGTTACCGTTGCGGATATTACACCAAAACTTCTCATAAAAGAAACTTGATTATTTGCCGTTGTACTTGTCCACGTTGCTAATGTAGTCGCTCCACTTAAACTATTTGTTGAATTATATAAAACCCTAACCGTAACTGTTCCGTTATCTAAATTTTTATTTACATTCAACTCATTATATAAATCCCATCCATCTTCAATAGTGTTAGCTGCTAATAAAAATCCATCTACTAATTGTTGAGTTGTAACTCCAGTAATAGAAGTACCTCCAGTTATATTTCTGTACAAACAACCCCCAGCATTATCACGAACCCATTTAGTAGTTGGTATCTGAGTAGTTGAGTCATATTGTGCTGGTGCTGGTGCTAATGGTGTTCCAGTAAATAAAGGAGAATTAATAGGCGCTAATCCTGCCAAACTTGGTATATCATTTACAGTAGCTAAATCAACACCTAACTTTTGGACCAAACCAGTTGTTGTGTTAGCTTCAAATAATAGATTCAATGGATTGTCTTGTACTTTAATTGAATCAGGTCTAATTTCTACAGTCTTATTAGTTCCACTTTCAATTAACGATAATATACCATCGAATAATATAGGACTTAAATAAGTTGTATTATCTACATTTAGTGTATCATTCCATGATGGAGTTGTTGAACTACCGCCTAAAAAAGATAAAGCACTTAAAGCTGTAACGCCATCCGTAAATTTATAACGTCCATCAGTATGGAATATCTGAATATTAGCAGGATATACAACCGCTGCATTGGTATTAAAAAAGGCATTATCATTGCCTTGCATTATTATTTCCGCTGGTATATTTGGCATTATGTTAAGTCTTGTGTTATTGTTGTTGTTGTATTTCCTATTACTTGTTGGATTCCACTTAAAACAGTTACTACATATTCTCCACTTGTATTAAATGTTTGTATCACATTACCATCTTGGTCTTTAATCTCTACTGAGAAATTACCACTCATTGAACCGCCTACATAAATATAAGTATTATTTAAAATATTTCCTGCTGCTATCGGTAAATTACAAGCATCATTACCTAATGGACTACTAATTGTTAAATCAAAATAACTACTAGCCACATCATCATCATTTCTTGAATCATCAGGCGTTACTGTAATATTAGGATTAACTACAAAAGCACCAACTAATCCACTATTAGATACTTGTCGCATATATAAAGGTACATCCCAACAAATACGCTCAGTATCACTTAACACATGGTTTAAATTACTTTTATCCTTCTGTACTAAATCAGAAATAACTATTAAATAAGTTCTGCTAACTATGCCATTTAAAATACTTTGATTTTGTAAAATAGCATTCATAAATGGGTAAACTATTTCTACTTCAGTATCTGCTTCAGCTTCATTACCAAAATAAAATGAGTTAATAGCTTTATGCTTAACCGCAAATTGACTAAGTAATTCAATATCTTGATTTAATGATAACATTTATTCGTTTAAAAAGTTAGTTCTTCTATAAATTTAATCTACAATATCAGTGGCATTATCTCTAATATAAATGCCGTTAATGTAGTTTTTACGGCTGCTATTCATTCCGCTATCAGTATATTCTAAGTACTTTGGAAACGTATCGCTATTAGCTACTAAATAATCTTTTAATAAATTACCGTATGCTTTGGCTTTTAAAGTCCATTCATCTTTGATTAACTGTACATCATCCGTATCGGCTGCACTTGAATTAGCGGAGTTTTTAACTTGTATTCCTTTGTTTTGGTAAGCAAATTTAAACGAGTAACTAGCTTCTGCTTTAATATACCACGCTAAACACTTCGCAATATAATTGTTTATTAAATTCTTTTCATTTGTATAAGAAGATAAATCAGGATCAGCAATTATTTTAGTTTTTAAATCTTCATATAATGGAGTGCCTAATAAAGATTGAATGTAAATATCCTGTACCATTATAATAGTACTTTCTAATTTCTTAAAATCTACATTACCATCAACGCCTGCTAACTTTTTAAAGTAATTTTCTTGTATAAATAAAACGTCTGCCATTTATTTCTTTTTTCTAGTTTTAGTAATAGCGTACCATAAATGTCTACAATCTGGATCAACTTCTTTTGTAACTGGGTTAGTATAATAACCACCTCTATAATCCCAAACATTAGTACCTAAATCATTTTCCATTGCATCTAATTTCTCAAACGTCCAACTCTTAGTTAAACTTAAAGCCATCATTTTTGAACAAAATGGACGAGATGAACCACCTTTACTTAACTTTGGTTTATCATCATTAACATCGTATTTATAAACAGTGTAAACTTCTCTACTTACTATCGGGTCAGTTGGTTTATCTAATGCCTTTTGAGTAGGTTTAAATCCCTCTACTGTATCTTCTAAAAATCCATTCTTAGTTAAACGTGCAATAGATTCTGAAACCTTAATAGCATCGTATTTAAGAGTAGTTGCAATCTCATCAATAGTAAGTGTAGGGTTTCCTTTTAAAGCTGTTAAAATAGCATTATCTAGTTCTTCTACACTAATTACTAAAGCATCTGCAAACTTCATTAAATTACGCTCATATTTTAAAGCATCCTTTGAATTATGAATGTGAGCAGCTTCTACTAAAATAACATCATCATCATTATCATCTTCTGCACACGCTTCTAAAGCCATTAACACCTTATCTACTTGACTTGACATTTTAGTATCAATGCCTGTATTTATACCTAGCATTTTTTTAGCATCGTTTGTAGATAATCCATAAGCTGTTAAACGTGCAATAGCTAAATGCTCATTCATTCCATTTTTACCAGCTTGAAAATCTCTAATAATACGCTGCATATCTCTATTCTCACTAGCAGATAAGCCTTTTAAATTATCGTTTACTTCATTAGCTTGAACTGGTAACGGTGCGCCATTTGCATCTAATTTAGGTGCAGTTAATGGTTCATATCCTTTTAATTTTCTACGTTCATCCTGAGTTAAATCAACATCATTTGATAAATCTGCACCGATTAAACTAATAGGCTCAAACATCATCTCTAAATATTCACCAGTTTTAATAAACGATAAATAACTTAAAAACTCTAATAAATCTTCTTGTCTTGGTTCAATATATCCTTTAACAAATAACTCTTGTAACGTTAATAAATCTGGACTGCTACTTAGGAATGAATCATCAAACTTAATGTTGAATAACTCACTAGCCATTTCATGACCTGCAAATATTTTCTTTTGCGCTCTTTTAGCAGTATAGTTAAAACGTTCCGCCATATCGGTAGGTGTTACATCTACTAACTCAGGCGCTTTATCTTCTCTTTCAGAGTGAACAACCATAACAGCTTCGCCTTCTTCACCAGTATAAGTTCCTTTAAACCCTCTATCAATAGTAGCGACAGTTTTATCATCTGGCATACCATTAAAGAAGTTAATAATTTTACCCATTGATAAACCATTGTTTACCATATTGCTATTGGTAACACTTATAGTAATATCTGTATTAATATCTTCTACAATAGATTGATATTGAGCAGTAGGATAAATAGAATCTAATTTACTGCCAGTTGCTGAATAGTATTTGAACTCGCAAAAGAAACTGCCTACTTGTAATTCACCATCTTTAAATTTACGAATCTCTTTTACTTCTCTTTGTGATTGTGATTTTTTCCAGTCTTTACTAAAATATAATATTTCGCCACATTCAGATAATCTACAATTAGCTGAATTTAAAAAAAACATTTCAATAGGTACACCATTCAAATTAGTTATAACCTCAATAAACTGACCGTTAAACATTTCTATATTAACACTAATCTTTTTACCTACTTGATTTAAGTTTTCTTTTTTATTAAAGTTTGCAATAAAAGCATTTACTTTAATTTCATCTTCTGGGTTAACTGCCTTTAATCCTTTACCCCAAATATAACGAGCCTTACGGTTAATAATAGCCCTATGTTCTGGGTGTTCATTATACAAACGTACTAACTCCTGAGGATAAATATTATTTTTACCATACTTAACCATTCCATTATTATCTAATGTAAAAGCTAATTTAGGCATCTCTTTTAAGTTGATAGCTTGCTTGTTATTTATAATATTTATACTAGCCATTATATACTACTGTTTGTGTTTGGTTTCCATCGTACTGCTCTAATTCTGCAATAGTAGATGTTACATTCAATTTACCTGTTTCAATTAAATTTGTTGCAAGTGTTGGATCTAAATTAGTGGTACTTGTTTGCTCGTAAATATTGTATTTATAAAACCCACTTAATTCTAATTCAAAAGTCCCATTTAATAAATCTTCTGTTGCATTCTCGATTAAATCAAATTCATTGTATCTGTATTTATTCGGGCTTATATCTTCTGCTATAAAACACTTAACGTCCCCACTTGAATCATTAGTAACTTCAAATAAATAAACTACATTAGTTAACGTAGTCTTTTCAGCTAGTGTTAAAATGATGTTATTAGTTGTATTTTTAGTTATTAAAATCACTAATATATTAACACTTTTTTTTAAACTTTTACAAAATAAAAAAAGCAACCTTACTGGGTTGCCTTTAATATTTGTGTAATTAATCTATTAAGCTATTAATCCTGCCAAGATAGTTGGATCAACTTTTTTAGCTGCTGCGGTTGCTCTACCTTTTACTGTTAAAGTAGTTCCCATAAAGTCCCCTAAAGCTGCTCCAGATTCAAATTTAGAATCAATACCAGTAGAACCAAACTCACGTCCTAACATCCAAGCATCCCCATTTTGCATTACTGCAATAAGTACACATTTGTTTTTTAGAATTAAAGTAATTTCTTCTTGATCTAAAGTATTTAATTGATTCATTTTAATCATTGCTTCCCAATCAAAAGCTAAAGCGCCACTAGCTGAAGTTCCTGCACCTGAATAACTCCAAGTACCTTGTTCAATCTCTTGTGCAATAGTTTTAAAAGCAACTGTTTTAGTAATAGTGGTTACAACGTTTGCTGTTGGTACTGCTGTTAGCATATTGGCAAATGGTGTAATATACCATGATGCTACACCTGCTGGTGTTAAGCAATCCTTTACTGTATAATTTTGTGTTAATAAACAAGGCATCTTTTGTGTATTTAAAAATTTATAATAAGAGGGGTTAACTTAATAACCCCTCATTTTTTTTATCCTCCGTATAACACACCGTTTGTAGCGGTTGCGATATGAGTATGAATACAATAGATAGAACGAATAAATCTTAAATCTCCGTCATTAGCTACCTTACCAATTTCAACACGGTTAATGTCAGATAATAAATCTGTATTCCACATTACTTTTGATTTTTGGTGAGCGTATGCCCAAGTATCTTTAGGTACTGGAACAAATAACATTTCTACGTTGTTGTAATAAAAACGAGCATCTGCACCTTTTCCTTCTACTAAGAAGTTAACTTGTTGAGCTGCACCTACTGTATTGTTCGCGTTATATACTAATTGTTTCCAAGCACGTGGGCAATAAATAACAACTGGATCATTATCGTTGTTTAAAGCTACCGCAGGAATAGCAGCATAGATTTTACCAACCTCAGCAGCAATATTAGCGCTTGTTACAGTTGTACCAGTTACTTTAATATAACCACCAATTGCACCGTTATCATAAAACGCTTTAGCAAAGATACCATCAACTAAAACAGCAGTCAAAGTAGCAAAAGCAGTTTGAGCAGCAGCGGTAATAGAGCCTTGTCCAGCGCCTGGAGTTAAAGCAGCAACCGATACTTTAGTAGCAGCTAAAACACCACCCCAGAAAATTGATTCTGCATCTTGAGATACTAATGGAGCATATTTACCTAATACAGTTGTAGCAAACTCATTAGATTCAATTTCCCAAGCTCCTTTTTTCATATCTAAGTTGAAACGCGTAGAACGTAAAGTTTCATCTAAGAATGTTTGTTTGTATTCTAATTTAGTTAATGTTACTGCTCTATCTGTGATAGTAATAGAACCACTAGAAGATAATGCGTTACCAGTATAAGCTTGCGCAGTTACTGAAACTAATTCATCTGTTAAAATTGTACCTGCTTTAATATCTTCATTAAAGGTTACATAGCCTTTTCCAATAGTTTTGTTATCGAAATAAAGCTGCTCAATAATTGGTACTAAGTTAGGACCATTTACCGTTACTGGGGTTGTGTAAGTTATTGCCATTTTGTTTGTTTTTTATT